ATGAGGGGCTGCAGGAACTCGGCTTGCATGCGGCCGAACACCGGGCCCAGCAGCTGGCGGATCAGCGCCACGCGCACATGCACCTCGGTGGCGGTCATGGCCGGGCCATCCTGGGGCTGCAGCTGGTCAGCCAGCAGGCGCTTGCGGATGGCACGCTCAAGCCGCTCTTCAGCGGTGAAGGCGACCCGGAAGTCAGCGCCCGTCATGAGCGGCTTCATGCTGTCCACGCTGTTGGCTACGATGACCTTACGCGGCCCCACCTTGATGGTCTTGGGGTTCAGCACCCCATCGTCCTCGGCGATCCACATGCCGGCCACCGCCAGCTCCGTGGCGCTCAGCTCGTTGGCGCGCAGGCGGTTGAGCAGGCGAATGTCAGGCAATGCCGAGGCCACGGGGCCGGTGGCGTAGGCGCTCTTGGGCAGGCGCGACCAGCGCGGCACAGCGCACGGGAACTCGTGATAGCCAGACTCGCGCACCAGGTGCTTGCCTGCCTTCTCCAGCACCACCGATGAAAACGGCAGGTTGCGCGCCAGCACAGCGCCAGGCACGTGCATGGGTCGCGGCTCGATGGTGTGTATGAACTCGAGCATGGTGTCCGGGTGGGACTGCAGGAGTTCCTGGGCCTTCTGGGACAGCGAGGCAGCGCCCCACTTGGCGGCAGCCTGCTCGACGGTCAGCGAGAAGGAGCGCTCGATGGTGTCGACACGCCCGCCCGCCTTGCTGCTGGCGATGTAGCACTGCGACAGAGGCCAGGTCTCGAAGGTGTAGCCGCCGACGTCACGGTCTTCGTCGATGTAGAGCGCAAACCAGCCGGCCGACACAATGTCGAGCATGGCGTCGAACACCTCGGCGTCGAAGTTGGCGCTGTGGATGTTCTGCCAGATGAAGTCTGCCGCGTCGCTCAGCCACCGCTTGCCGTCCTCGGCTGCGCCGTCCACGTCCAGGTCGAACCAGCGCGAGTTGCTGGGCGTCACGCCGCTGACGAGGTTGGCCGCCAGGTTCTCGGCGGCATCTGCTGACACGGACGACAGCACCTTGGCCCGCTTGGTCTGCTCGGATCCGGCGTCGAAGCTGCCGTCCTCTCCGATGCCAGCACCACGGGCCGGGGCCACATAGTCGAACGCCTCGCGCCAGGTCGGCTCATGCACACGACGCTCCGACACGCGCTGAGCGTGGCGCTTGAGCATAAAATTGACGCGATCAGGATTCATTGTCAGGTACCACCAAGGGTAGACACGCCACGGGCCATGACGGTCTGCGTGAGCGCGGTAGGAGTTGCCGCATTGCTGGCAGACGAGAGGCGACCCGCGCCGCGCGTCATCAACGTAGAGCCGCGCATGCGGGTGCGCTTGGCTGCTGTTGCAGCGTTCGCGGATGCCTGGGCCTGGGCCTCAGCGGCCAGGCGCTGCTCTTCCGCTTCCTTGCGCGCGGCCTCTCGGTCCTTCTTCGCGTCCTTTTCGCTGTAGCCGCCGCCACCGCCGCACATGGTCAGCCCACCCGCTTGGGTTGAGCGCCGAAGTCAGCGGGCACCACCCAACCCTCGGGGGTCAGCTTGGGGGTGTTGGAGACGACTTGCACCGCAGGCTGAGCGGGCGCGGCGGGCGCTTCTGCTTTGGGCGCCGGATCAGGCTCGGGCTCGGGGAAGGTGAACACCGTCTCAGCCACGCGCTGGCGCATGATGTCCTGGTCGGACGGCTCTTCAGCTTCATCGCTGGTTGGCTCGACGCTGGGGGCGCTGGGCTGAGATGCCTCGACAGGCTGAGCGGGTGCAGCGGAATCGCCAGGGGTCAGGATGGTTCGGGGCTTGGTCGCCATGCGGCTCTCCGGTAAGTTGAACTTTGACCGGCACAGTGTTGAGCCTAGGCTGGGCAGGTTTCCCGACCTTACCCACCCTCCCCGGCTCAAGCGATCAGGCTGAGCTGGCGTTCATCGAACGGGGGGTCGGGATCTTTCACCTTCTTGGGCTCACGCACGCTGTGCTCGGTACCGCAAAGTGGGCAGTGGATGGTGCCGCCCTCCCAGGACTCGACGTATGAGCGCTTGAGCGCGGTGCGGGGATCACCCCACCGTGGCACCTCACCAGCCGGCCTGCCCGTGGTGCGCACCCACAAGGCGACCAGCAACTCGCCCTGGTGCATCTTGGGGTCGGCCTCCTGGTTGCGCAGGTCGAGCAAGGTTGGCTTGCTGATGCCCGTGCACGCCGTGATGACCCGCAGCGTCAGCCCACGGTCGCGCAGATCCGCGAGGACGCGGAACCAATCGACACGACGGACAGTGACACGACGGATCAGGCTCATTAGGCTACGGTCTCCAACAGCGAGGCTTGAGGCGTTGCGCGCTTGGCCAGCGGCGTGACAGTCACCACGACCCGGGCACCGTGCTCGTCTGGCTCCATGCGCTCGGCGCTGTCGGCGCGCACCCACTTGTCGTCACCGAAGGCAACGTCCTTGAGCGCGTCGTAGAGCACCTTGCGGGCGTTGTCCAGGTCGATGCACTGCACGGTGTCGTCCCAGGCCTCGCCGAACTTGCGCTGACGGGTCTTCCAGTCGAGCGGGCGCTGCGGGTACAGGGCGATGTGCACATGCACGCGGCCCTCGATGGGGGCGCGCACGCCCTGCTGCCAGGCTTGGAGGTTGACGTGCTCCTTGTAGGCCTTGGCCTCATCGCTGAGGGTAACGATGGCGCGCTGGTGGCCACGGGGAACGAAGCTGCGCCAGTAGCGGTTCGCGCTGATGGGGTACGGGAGGGTGAGCGTGATCATGCGTGGGTCCTCGCTGTGGGGAAAGCGCAGCCCGCGCAATCGCCTTGAGGGCAAATCGGTCTGCAGGGTTCGTCATCGCCAGTCGCCGAGGCCGCCACGGTTGCCTGCCTGCCACTGGCGGGTAGCGTCAGCGTTGAGCGCATCGGCTGCGGCTTGGCCTCGGGCCTTGGCGACGCTTTCGAGCCAGTCGCGGACCCATTGGCTGCCGCGTTCTTTGCGCCAGCGAAGCAGCTGGCGGACTTCGCAGCGGTGGCGTGAGGTGTCGTGGTCGGATGGGTTGGGCATAGGGGCAAATGCGCGCGCGCGGAGCTGGGTGGTTGAACGGTCAACATGCCCCCTCCTAGACCGAGTTCTCGCGATCCATCCCCAGCGCTTGGCGGTAGGTCTGGCGCTGGGCGATGGTGACTTTGCGGCCCTTGTAGGTGCCGTCTCGGGCGTCGCTTTCGGCCAGCTCGCGCAGGGTCTGCAGCGGATCGCGGTTGGGTGTGCGGCGATCGAGCTCGGCGATCACCTGCTGCACACGCCCAGGGTCGGCCTTGGGGGCCGGCAGGGCCTGCTGCGGCTTGTCGGGTCTGCGGTTGCACAGGGCGCGGAACTGCGGCAGGTTGGGCGGGTGCTCGGGCAGGTTGTCGAGTCCGTAGGCGATGGCTTGGGGGTTCTGCTGCAGCTGGGCCAGGCCACGGCCCCATGTCGCCATGAGGTTCTGGACGTGGGCTTCAGGCGCCACGCCAGCCGGACATTCCCACTGCCGGTCGAACGCGGCGCCGTAGGTGGCCCGCATGGTGTCCCAGATCCTGCGGACCCAAGCTTCAGGGAGGGAGGATTCGGGTGTCGACATCGATGGTCTCCGATTCGGTGATGGGGCGAACGCGGTTGGGCATGGGCACCGCGCCGGTCATGAGGGCGGCGGTTTGGAGCTGCAAATCCCTGCGGCTGATGGTGGGCTGAGGCATGGCGCCCTGGTGCAGCGGGTTGGCCATTGCCGCCTCTTCGCGACGGCGCTGGACGGTCCCCACGGCGTAGGCGAATCCCTTGGACTTGGCCTTGGCCTCCGACGCTGCGCCGATGAACTCGTCGAGCGTTGCCCCGGCTTCGATGAGCCTGAGCAGGCCGATGTGCCCAGGGTTGACGTCAGCGACGCCAGCGGCCTTCATGGCCATGCAAACCTGTCCGGCCAACGAGGGGGCGCGCGCCATTGGCGGTGGAGAAGTCTCAGTGTGTGTATTTGGGTCTGGTGACTGGTGACTGGTGTCTGGTGTCTGGGTAGCCGTGTCGTCACGCGTGACACCTTGTGACTCGTCACGCGTGACACTGCGTGACGTTTGGCGTGACGTTGCGCGTGACAACTCCGCTTCAAGCTCTGCTGTCGTGGCCTTGAATGGCATCGTGACACCCAGTGACCGGAGTGCTTCAAATAGCTGTGCTCGGCGCTCTCTTGCCCTGCGCTGACGCTCCTTTGCGGCCTCCTTGGTGTCACCCTTCTCGGCCTGCTTGCCCCGGTACGCCTCGATCTCGGCGTCGCATCGGCCTTGATGCCAATGACCGTCGATCAGCTCGAAGAACTCGGACAGGACCGCTGTGAGGGCCTCGCGCTCTTCCTTGCTGCGGGCGCCGATCAAGCGAGCGGCCTGGGGGTCAGGAATGGCGCCCTCACGGGTGTAGTACACGTCGAGCAAGCGGCCGTAGATTCCGTGCTCGAGCAAGGACAGGTGTGACGTGTCCTTGAGGTAGTCGCCGATGTGCCTTTCGTAATAGTTCACGCAGCGACCTCCCACTCAATGCCGCGGGCCTGGTCGAGGTAGGCCATCAGGTGGTCGGCCTGTTCTTTGGACAGGGCCAAGCTCTTGCCGCCGCATTCGATCAGCAGACGCCCGGTGCTGGTGATGGCGAACTCGCAGCCAATGGCAACGCCGTCACCCTCATCATCTGTGGTGGGCAATGGGTCGCAGGCGACCGTGGTGGCCTCGGCATCTGGATCCGCTGCTGGCTCGTCCGTGGCGTCGGATGGCTCAACCTCATAGGGTGCCAGTGGCTTACCGTCGCCCAGGCTCCAGTAGATGCGTCGGCCTTCCATGCGGCGACTGATCAGGCCAGCCTCCACGGCGGGCGATAGACACGTCGTGAGGCCTGCCCAATCTTTTGGATGGCCGAGCAGCTCCAGCATGACTGCCGTCGGGACCTCGGAGCCGACTTCCATCAGCTTGAGTGCCTCGATGGCACGGAATGGAATGGTGCCGGGCTGGGGGGTGTATGTCGCGGACATCAGATCGCCCTCCCGCGTGAAAGCCTTGCCTGCTTGCCCGGGTCGGCGACCTGGAGCTTGGCTTGCGAGTTGATGGGAGGCTGGTTGAGGGGCTTTTTCTTGGGCCACTGGCCGATGGCCTCTTTGCCTGCACGGGACTTGTTCCCCATGCCGGGAATCGTGCCCTCGGCCTGCTGGCGGATATGCGGGTCATCCGACTGGCGGCGCTTTTCCAGGCTTGCCGAGCGCGACTCGCTCAACTTGCGCTCGCGGGTGATGTCGCGGGTGTCGATCTGAGCCTTGTAATCGGGGCTGAATGGGTTGTGGCTCATGCTGCACCGCCCTTCAGAGATCCGATGAGCGCGGCCAGCTCGGGCAGCAAGCTCTCGACCTTGGCCAAGGTGCGGGCTTTGCGTGCGTCGTCGTTGTCGGCGTATTTGGACGCCAGGTACTCAATGACCGACTGCACATCTCCGGTGGCCTGGATGTAGCCCTCCAGGTCGTCCAGGTTGAAACGCTGGGTGTCACCGTCGTGCGGGTTGAGCTTGCGCGTCAGGGTTGACGGGCTCATGTCCATGTCCGAGGCGATGACCTTGAGCGACTTGGCTTGCAGCATCGCGCGGTGTGCGATGTACGCCCGCAAAGTCGGCCACCGGTCGGCTATGGACGGCTCAAAGTTGAGCGTGAACTGGGATGTTGAAACGGATGACATATCAGCTTTCCGTCTGTTGCCGTCTTAGCGGCAGGCAAAAAAATGAGACTGGGCGCCATGGACGCCCGCCCCACATCGAATAAAAACCCCGCGCACCTCACCCAGCCAAGCAAGAGGCAAAAGACCTCTCTTGCACGGCGTCAGGGAGGAGAAAGCCGCCGTCTTTCGACGGGACAGCTGGGTGATGGTGTTGGGAGTGCGCGGGGACATAACTTGTGCTCACTTGAAGCTGTCCGGCTCGTCGGGGTTGAGGTGCTCATCACGCACACCCCGCCACAGCTGGACGACCACGAAGACCAGGACGAGCAGCACGAACACCGGGGGGCCGATGAGCAGCAGCAGGTCGAGCTGGGCTTCAGTGAGGGTGAACATCGGTCACGCCTCCTGCGCGGCCTGGGGCTTTGCAGGGTCGAACGGCAGCGCGCGCTTGCCGCAGTCGATCTCGTCGAAGTAGGCAATCAGAGGCTCGATGGTCTGCACCGTCGGGTTCGTACGGTCGCCGCAGGCTAGCTTGCGAGGCAGCGTCTTGGCGACGCCAGCCTGCTCTGCGATGACTTCCAGCTGCGCCTGGTTGAACTGCTTCAGCCTGTCAATGAGGGGGGCGAGGATTGTGCTCATGCCGCCAATTGTCTTCCCGTATGCGGGAAGCTGTCAACCCATTTACGGGAATCCGTTGGCGCAAACTGCTCCGCTAGGGAGAACAAGGAACGGTTGTGATGTTTTTGCCGTCTACTTATGGGGTAGCTGCTATGTCAGCACGAGACACACTTTCCGAAAATCTGCGCGCCCTGATGGCGTCACACCATACCTACAGCTCCACACTGGCGCTGGAGCGGGCCACAGAATCACATGGCCTCAAGGTTGGGAAGAGCACGATTGACAGAGCGCTGAAAGGGCAGACCACCCTCAACCTTGACTATGTCGAGGTCATCGCAAAGGTGTACGGCCTTGATCCGTGGCAGATCCTCACGCCTGGTCTTGTTCCGAAAAACCCACCAGTGCTGCGCTCTGTTGGTGAGGTCGAGGACAAGCTGTACAAGAAGATCGGCGAGCTCGCCAAAGAGATCGTTGAGCTCAACGAGAAGGACGAGTGATGAAATCAGTCACGCTCGCGGCGGTTGCCGCATCGGTGCTAACTGCATGCGCTACCCCCTACGATCCAACGGCCTACGTGCGCACCTACGGACCAGAGCCAACCAAGGAGCAAATCGAACAGGCCAAGACGAGTCTGATCAAATGTTTGTATCGTGTGGCCCCTACTGTCGATGATGGCATCTCAGATGCGGGGACCATTGGCCGCGCCGTGGCTGGCCAGTGCGCCTCACATTCGGACGAATATGCCAGGGTTAGGACGTGGCCCATGACTGACACGCAACGGGCCGAATACTACAGAGGCTGGTACGCTCAACAGGTTGATTTGGCCACCACGGCCGTCCTCAAGATACGCGCCGAGCAGCGGCGCTGAGCCGTCACCCCCACCAACAAACCCCGCTTCGGCGGGTTTTTTTTCGTATCAACCACCCCACCGGTGGGAATTATTTTCAGCATCTTCCCGTTTATGGGTTGACATGCTTCCCATTTGCGGGAAGAATCCATCTCAACGCAACACCCAAACGGGAGCGATAGATGGCTTACCTTGACTTTGACGAACTGGCCCTTGCGGAGCACGACCGCGCCGAGTGCGCCGCGGCTGACCGTGAGGCCGCAATGGACGCTCTGATCGACCGCGTGCAGGTCGAGATCGAGCGAGATGTGATGGCATGCACCGAGCTGGGCGACCTGTCCAAAGGCTTCGTGACCGCTGGCGAAAAGATGATCAGCGGCAAGGTGCGTGAAGTGGCTCAGCCTGTCATCGATGCCTTCATGGAGTCGGTGCTGGACAACCAGCGCAACCTCGGCTTGCTGTCCAAGCTGATTGCATCGCCTGCCGGCAAGGAACTGCGTGAAGCATTTGCCAAGACGCACGCGGCGATCAATGCGAGCTTGGTTGCAGAAGCGCGGGGGCTGTGATGAGCACCCTCACCAAGATCGCCCTCGACTTCGCCGAGTTCTACGGCGAGCCCCTGCGCCACCTCTGCGACGCCCTCAACGATGACCGCACTTTCGATCGCGCTGTGGCCGTGATCGGCGTGGCTGGCTTGGTCGTTGTCGGCCTGACCCTTTGACCAAACCCCAACCTGAGGCCTTTGACATGACCGAATCCCCACTCGTTTTCATCCGTGCCAGTTCACTGGCCACCCTCTTCGACTGTCCTGCCCGATGGGAGGCTGAGCACCTGCTGGGCATGCGCAAGCCGCGCAGCGCACCGGCGCAGCTGGGCACGGCGGTGCACGCCGGTACCGCGCTGTTCGACCAGTCGCGCCTGCCCGGCGCTTCGCCTATCTCGGCTGACGACGCCGCCGGAGCGGTGGTGGACGCCATCTACAAGCCTGAAGAGGATGTGGACTGGGACGACACACCGCAGCGCGAGGCCGAGAAGGTGGCGCTGTCCCTGCACACGCGCTACTGCAACGACATCGCCCCCCACCAGCACTACGTGGGTGTTGAGGTGCGCTGTGAAAGCCTGGAGCTGCCCGACCTGGGAATCTGCTTGACCGGCACCACCGACCGAGTGCGTGAGATTGACGGCAAGCGCGGCATCACCGACCTGAAGACTGGCGGGCGCGCTGTGGGCACCGATGGCAAGGCCGTCACCCAGGGCCACGCCGTGCAGTTGGGCGTGTACGAGCTGCTGGCAGAAACAGCCATGGGCATCCAGATCGAGGCCCCTGCCCAGATCGTTGGCATGAACACCGGAAAGACCGCAGCGTCCCAGCGCGTGGGCACTGGTGAGGTGCTGAACGCCCGTGCCGCGCTGGTCGGTACCGAAGAGCAGCCCGGACTGCTCGAACACGCCTCGCGCCTGATCCGCAGCGGCGCCTTCTACGGCAACTCGAAGAGCTACCTGTGCTCGGCCAAGTATTGCCCGCGCTTCGAGGTGTGCGGCTTCAAGGCCTGACCCCATCACCAACCCTGACACCCTGATAAGGAATCATCGACATGGCAACCGCACAGATTACCGACCTGCGCCAGCAGGCCCCCGCCCGCCCCCTGGCTGAGATGAAGCCGAAGGAGCAGATCTCTTACCTGCTCAACCAGAAGAAGGGTGAGCTGGCGAAGATGCTGCCCAAGACGCTGAGCATTGAGCGCCTGCTGAAGGTTGCCCAGATCGCCGCGACCACCACCCCGGCCCTGGCCAAGTGTGATGTCCCCTCGCTGGTTGGTGCCATCGGCCAGTGCGCCCAGATGGGCCTGGAGCCCAACACTGTGCTTGGCCACGCCTATCTGGTGCCGTTCAACACCAAGCGCAAGGATGCCCATGGCAATGAGCGCTGGGTGAACAGCGTGCAGGTCATCATCGGCTACAAGGGACTGATCGACTTGGCGCGCCGCAGTGGCCAGATCGTGAGCATCGCCGCCCATGAGGTTTGCGCCAATGACCACTTCGAACTGGTCTACGGCCTGGACGAGAAGCTGAACCACACCCCCGCCATGGGTGACCGTGGCGAGGTCATCGGCTTCTACGCCGTGGCCAAGCTCAAGGATGGCGGCCACAGCTTTGAGTTCATGAGCCGTCAACAGGTCGAAGACATTCGACTGAGCAGCCAGTCTGCCTACAAGGACGAATGGGTGCGCGGCCAGAAGACAGGGAACCGCATTCCCAAGGATGGACCTTGGTGGCAACACTTCGTCGAGATGGGGCGCAAGACGGTGATCCGCCGCCTTGCCAAGTACCTGCCGCTGTCCATCGAGTTCCAAACCGCCGTGGCCCTGGACAACCAGGCCGAAGCAGGCAAGGACCAGCGTCTGGACACCATCGACGGCGACTTCATGGTGGTGGCCGACGATGACGCGCCGACCGGTTACGACGTTGACCAGGCCACTGGTGAGATCCAGCAGACCGAGCGCCTGACGGATACGCCATCCCCCTCTGTGACCCGCCAGTCCGCCCCGGCAAGTGCAGAGGCCGAAGAGTGGCAACCCTCCGAAGCGGAACTAGCCGAGATCCACGCCCGTGAGATGGCCGAGGCCAACGCTGACAGCACCGCCACGCAGGCGCCCGCTGGTCGCCGCACGCGCGTTCAGTCCACCATGGAGTGAGGCACGCCATGAAGCTCGACAAGATCAACATCGACAACTTCCTGGGCGCCCGCGTCATCGACGTGAGCACCACTGCCCCGGTACAGCTGTTCTGCGGCCCCAATGGTGCAGGCAAGTCGTCCATTCGTGACGCTGTGGCCCTGGCCCTGACGGCTGACCT